GAGCTGGGCAGAAGCTACGCCAGCAAGTACGTGGTTGAGGACGGCAAGGTGCGTCTGCCGTTCACAGCCATCCGCGGTCTGGGCGATGCCGCCGCCGTTGCGCTGGAACAGGCCACGATGCACGGGCAGGAGTATATCTCGGTGGAGGAATTGCAGCAGGCCAGCGGTGTGGCGCAGTCTGTTTTTGACAAGCTCCGCGCCGTCGGCGCTTTGGGCAGTCTGCCAGAAACGAGCCAGGTGGATTTGTTCAGTATGATTTAAAGGTGAGGGGCTCTGCCGCTTTGCCGTTGCCGCCAACGTGCCCCCTTGACAACCTACCTGATTTGCGCTATAATAGCAGTCACTGATGCGGGATTAGCTCATCCGGTAGAGTGACTGCTTCCCAAGCAGTAGGTGGCGAGTTCGAGACTCGTATCCCGCTCCATCATAAGCTCGGATTTTAACGATAAAACGTTGAATCCGAGCTTTTTCTTTGCCTCGCGAAAATGGTTAAAAACCACCTATAAAGTCCTGTAAGCACTCGTAAACCTGTACGTAAACCTGTATAAAAAGCCCTGCATGGAGTACGAAAAACTCCACGCAGGGCTTGAACATTATTTCAGATCTTCATCTTCGGAAATTTTTTCTCCCGCGACGTCAACCTTGTTTTTCAGTACGGTGATGAACTTGGACAGCCACTCCGGGACAGGTGCTCCCATGCGTCCGAGGTTCTCAATGACGGAGAGAATCTCGTTCAGATCCAGCCACACGCAGACCATCGGGGCGACGATCGGGTGCGTGAAGGTGACGACGGTCGCGCCGATCGACAGCTCCGGCAGGGCGTAGACGAGCAGCATATCCACGACGAGACAGACGCCGACCTCGATCCAGTAGCCGACCTTCTTCACGATGCCACGCCGCCCGGCGTCGCTGGAAATGCCCTTCCCCTCGACGGCAGAGGCAGCGGAGCCGGTAATCCAGTCCGCGACGTTGAAGATCAGCAGCGCGAGGATCAGCCACGCGAGAGCGCCGAGCTTTCCCCACATAACGCCGAAGATGCCGCACACGAACACGGCGTAGGTTTTGACTTTGTCCATAGTTTTACTCCTTTGCGGTGTAGGCGCTTTGCGGATCCTCTCGGAGAACGGCTTGCAAGCCCGCGCAGGGCGTTCGATTGTGCGAGGGCGTAAACTTATACTCCCGCGTATTGCAACGCCTGCGCACGGCGCTTAGACCCACTCGCTAGAGTACAGCTTTTTGTCGGGATCGGTGAGCCCGCGATCCTTGCAGAGGGCGAGAATCGCGTCGGCGTCGCCCTGCGAGACGGGCCCGATGTGGATCTTTTGCAGGCGGGCGGCGGGAGCCGGATCCTCCGCCGGTTCTGCCGCCTGCTTTGTGTAGCCGTTGAGCCCAGCCGAGCGCATGATTGCCGGGTAGTCCTTGTAGGACACGTCGCAGTCGAGGGAGGAGCCGAAGCCCGCGATCCCGAGCGCGTTCTTGCTGGAAAACTGCCACAGTCCATTTTGCACAGCGTCGGTATCGACCGAAGTGTAGGCTGCTTCCCACTTATCGAACCCGGTCAAGTCGGACAGATTCGTATAGGTTAGGAAGAAATTGCGGGAACAGTAAACGGCGGCGTAATAGCCCGCCTGCTCCAGCGTTTCGAGTGCGGATTTGATGATTGCCGTGTTCTGTGCTTTGCCACAGTTCAAGTGGTAGTTTTCGTATTCCACGTCGTAGTAGATCGGGTACGCAAATTTGTGCCCAGACAGCATTTTTGCGACCTGCTGCGCAGTGATTTTCGCGGCGGCGGGGCTGGTATCATAGCAATAAAAGTACACACCAACGGGAACGCCGTACTTTTCGCAGGCGGCCAGATTTTCGAGGAACTGGCCGTCCATGTACAGGCCGCCCTTGCCGTGCCGGGCGGAGTAACCGATTCGGAGGATCGCAAAGCCGGGGGACGTGCCACCGTTCACGCGGCGGAGTTCGCTCGCGGTCTTTGCCCAGTCGATTTTACCCTGATGATGGGAGACGTCGATTCCGTAGATCTTCATAAATTAGATCATCCTTTCAGATATTGCAGAAATAACCTTTTGCGTCATGGTTTGGATCAGGTGTGCCGAGTCCGCGTGCCCGGCGTGACCCGACCAGCTCGTAAAGCTCGCGAGGAGCTGCTGCGCCGTCATGTCGCCGCGCATTCGGTAGCGGCGGATCCGGCGGTTCATGCGCTCGATAGAATCCTTGCGCACACGCTTATGATCCGGGTAATGCCGATAGCCGACGAAGTCGACGCCGTGCAGAATCTTATAGATCCGCGTTTTCGGGTTGAGCTCGAGTTTCAAGCGCTCACGGAGGAAGATCTCCGCCTGCGCGAGGCATTGCTCGGCCTCCGCACGGGCGTGAAACAGACAGACGAAGTCGTCCATATAGCGGTACATATAAGGGACGCGGAGCTGCTCTTTGAGATAGCGGTCGAGATCCGTCAAGTAGACATTCGCGAAAATCTGACTCGTGAGGTTGCCGACAGGGGTCCCGACCGGGGCGTCCTTGCCGTTGTTGTCGATGTACAGATCGCAGAGTCGGAGAACGTCTTTGTCCTTGATGATCCGCCGGAGTTGCGCCTTCAATGTGCCGTGGTCGATGCTGTCGAAATAGTGGTGTATATCAGCTTTCAGCACCCAGACCTCGCCGCCCCACAGGCTGTACAGCTCGTGGTATTTGCGGGCGAGGACGTCGCTCGCGAGGTGGCCGCCCTTACCCTTTACGCAGGCGTAGGAATGATAATAGAAGCCGTGCATCAAGTACGAGCCAACGACGTTTATTAGAGCGTGTTGCGCCACGCGATCCCGGAAGGGCGGAGCACGGATCACGCGCTCCTTCGGCTCGTAGATCTTGAACGTGCGAAACCGCCCCGGCGTGTAGGAGCCGTCGCGGATCTCCGCTTGCAGTTTTAGAAGATTGCCTCCGAGATCCTCTGTGAATTTCAGCGTCGCGTAGGACATACGCTTGTTGCGCCGCGCCTTGCGATATGCTGACATGAGGTTCTCGTCGGTCGTTATTTGGTCGAAAATATTATTGATTCTGTGTTTACCCATCACACGTTGGCCTCTTTCAATTCCTTTACTTGCGGCTCGTCCTTTTGCTTTGTTTGCCGGATAGCCCGGACAGGAGATCGGCTCTGACTCTACAAGTAGAATCTCGGGAGGTAAGCCGTAGCCGACCTCGTCGTAATAAGTAAGTCACAGACGCCCCAGACGCCCACGTTCGTGTTGACGTTCCACGGGTAGTTGTTCGCATTGACAGCGCGGGAACCATCGTGTACACCGTTGTTCCAGTTGCCGCCACAGTTGAGCGCGTGCAGCGCGAGGCATAATAAGCCGACCCCCTACACAGCCGAAATGCTTCGGCGTATGCCTGTTTAAGTTGGGGGAAGCGTTTTAATCAGGTTTCCGATCATGCCGCCCACTTCGGAGATCCGCTTGCTCGCAACGAGGAATTGCTTCTCGCTCAAGTAGTGCGCCCGCTGCGCAATATCCATGTAGTCGCGCAGCTCTTGCAGGCAGTTGTCGAGCTCGTAGACCTTGGCCTTCGCCTTGGACGACTTATTGATCGCTACGCAGAGCTCGATCATGTGCAACAGCTTACAGCGGCAATACTCGGAGAGCGCGTACTTCTCGTACTGCGGCCAGCTTTTCATTCTGTCGTTGAGATAGACGTACAGATCTTTGATTTTTTCTTTCGTGCGGAATGTTTCCATATTTCCCCCATAGTAGCCCGCCTTTTCAGGCGGGCATAGACAGATTACAGAGAGTCGCAGACGCCCCAGACGCCCACGCTCGTGACGACGCTCCTCGGGCAGGTGCCCGCACTGACAGCGCGGGAACCATCGCGTACACCGCCGCCCCAGTCGCCGCCACAGAGGAGCGCGCGCAGCGCGGTATCGCTCGGGATATAGGCGTCGCCGTAGCCCGCGCCGAGGACGTCTTTCCAGTCCCACGAGCTCGCGGTAGGATCGAGACACAGCTCGTCCACCCACTTCCAGACGTTGCCGACGAGGTCTCGGCAGCCGATGAGGGACGTCGCCTTTGCGATCGTGCCGGTCGCGTGGCGTCCGCTGTTGCTCGTGGCGCTCCACGCCTGATCGTTGCTGTTGTCGAGGCCTTCGGGCGAACCTTCGGCGGCCATGCAGAACTCGGCATAGGACGGCATTCTCTTGCCGCTGCGGCGCAACTTCTCGAGCGCAATGTACCAGTTCAGTCCCTCCGTGCCGGTGATCGGCGTCGCGTTGTAGACGCTGCGCAGGCCGCCGTTGCCGTCGTCGCTCAAGAGGTAAATATCCGCCCAGATGCCGCCGGTCAGATAGACCATGCCCTCCGGGTCACACTTCGGACGCCAGAACGTAGTCCACACGCTGCGCGGCACAATGCCGATCGACACGTCCGCAATCGTGGCGCTGTTGCGCACCTGTCCGTAATGGAAGCCGCCGATCTTGCGGGAGGTTGCGGCAGTATAGCCTGCCGGGTAGGTGCTGTTGAGGCTGATCTTGTACACCTCGTCGGAAATGCCGTCGCCGGGATCGCAGCAGTAGACGTAGTAGTCGCGGCCAAACACGAAGGCAGAGCCGGTGTCGAGATCTGCGACGGTCAAAATCGTGGTCGTGGTCTTGAACACGCCGCCGCCGGTCATGGCGATCAGCACGTCAGGCGAGATTGTGAGCTGCTGCAAGGCGGATGCCTGCAAAAACTGCTTGACCGGCGCGACAATGTCGGTCACATTGCCCCATGTCTGCGCCGTGATCTTGGCGCGGGGGTCGGTCAGGCTTTCAACGATATATCTGCTCATAATGCGTTCACAACTCCTTTAATTGCTTCGAGGTCGGCGTCGGACAGTCCCATGCGGGCGGCAGCAGTGACAGGCGCGGGGATCAGCAGTTCGGAGGCGTTGCCGGGAGTCTTGCTCAACTCGACGATCGTCTCGTCCGGCTGGCCCTTCTCGTCCTTTGTGTGGTTCACGGAGACGATCTTCGCGCCGGAGGTGGTCACGGTCTGCCCGGCGGTAGCCTCCGGGCAGTAGGGCAAGACGCAGCTCTTGCCGTCTGCCGACTTGATCGGGACGTGCAGATTCGCGCCGTAATCAATGCGGGCGAGCGAGCCCTCGATCTCCGCTTTCGTGATCCCGCTGTCCGGGGTCTGCGCGAGCGCGATCAGGTGCAAGAGATCCTCTTTGGTCTGCAATGTTTTGGGATAGCCTTTCATAGGATAGCTCCTTTCGTTATAGCCTTACGGCTCCATAACCGCGTAGCCGGTATAGCAGTTACCAGTCCACGCGGGGACGGCGTATTTGTGGGTCATAATGTCGATCTGTTTCTGCAAGTCGTCAATTTCGAGTTGCAGCTTTGCGGCGGGCGCTTCGGCGATCAGGTCTTTCATTTCCTCGTACAGGGCGGCGTAGAGCTTTTTTGCAGCCTCGCCCTCTGCCTGCGCGTCGGCGGTGATGTACGCCCAGAACGCCGCCCACTGTTCGGCGAGCGCCTGCGTCGGGATCTTGGCGGCGGTGTCTACCATCAAGCCGCACACGGTCTCGTCGAGCCGCAAGTCGGAGATCGCGGCGTTCGTAATCTCCACGACACCGGCTCCGACCGTGACGGATGCGAGATAGATCTCGTCGTAGTCGTCGTCGCGCACAATGGCGGGCAGCTCCGGCGAGCTTGCAGGGGTTCCGGGCTTGACGACGATCTCGGCGAGGTTTGCAACTTTGTCGATCCGTGCGACGACGACGTCCTTGCGGGTGAGCGTTCCGTCCGCTGTCTGGATCGGCAGCGAGAGCGCCGTTTTTTGCAGGGCAGTCACGCCCCAGTATTCGCCCATCTTCAAAAAGCAGACGCCGGGCGAGATCGTGACGTTCATTCCGCCGCCTGCGCTTACGCGGAGGTTGTCGTCGGCGGCAAACACGCCGCGCGAGCGCGTGACGTGTTCGAGGCCGAGCCCCTCCGCCTCGTACTCGGTATTATCGAGGGGAAAACATAACATAATAGATCAGCTCCTCAACGGTTTAAAGTCGGACAGGATCGGGTAGACTTGCCGCGCGTTGTCCTCATATACGAGCTTAACGCCGGAGACGCGGGCGCTCAATCGCAAGCCGAGAAAGTCTTTGCAGACGACCGGGACTCGATCCTCGAGGTTATAGTTCACGCCGAAGCGCATCGGCCCGTCTACGACAGAACACGAGATGCTTTGCGTGTTCAGACGTTCGAGCAGCTTCTCGACGCCGCGCTGATCCAGCAGGGCGGCGTATTCTGCCGCCGTGTAGGTCGCGTCGGTGTAGTCGTACTCCGGGTTACCCTGCGCGTCGTATGTGCCCTTCGGTGTGGCGATCTGGTAGGTCTTTTGCAAGTCCTTTGCATCGACCCACAGCTCCCGCCGGTCGTCGCCGGAGGCGGATCCAACGATCCGCACGACACGATTCGCACCCTCGCCAGCGCCGCCGACGATCGCTACGTTCTTGTAGTTGCTCGCGTCGTCGGTGAAAGAGATCTCGGTCAGATTCCCGGCACGGTCGCCGAAAACGCCTGTATAGTTCTCGCCGCGATCGTCCGAACGGTCGACGCCCTTGTAGATCTTGAGCGCGTTCTGCCCGGTATGCCGGTCGAACACGGAGCCGAAGCCGATCCCGGCCAGCTCTGCGAGCTTCTTCCATGCGTCGAGCACAGAGTTCCACGTTATTTGCGAGTCGGTTTTCTCCTCGAAGCCGTGAGCCGTGGGCGGCAGCAGAGACAGCCCGCGCCGGTTGTCGGTGTAGAGCTTAATCATAGCCGCCTCGATGTTCGAGATGTTGACAGTGCCCATCACGACGCGGCGGTCGAGCATGGCTACGGAGTTGTAGCCGCGAGCCTCTACGGTCAGGCAGCCGGAGAAGTCAACCTTCGGCTTGAGGTATTCGACCGAGCCGAGCTCCATCGTGTCAGTGTTGAGGATCGTCGATCCTTTCTGCACCAACGCGGCGACCGCCGGATCGGTGATCGTGATCTGAAACTCGCCAGAGTCACGGGAATATGTGAGCCACTGGATCGAGTCGTAGCCTTCCAACAGTCCCGCGCGGGAGCCGTCTTTCCAGATTTCAAATGCCATTCGCGACGCCCTCCTCCGCCACTACATACAGCCGGAGCCCCTCGCGGTTGCTCCGCGCCGTGTAGCGCAGTATGTTGTCGCCCGGGTCAAGTCCGAGTTCGAGATCGGAGTCAATGTCGAGCCGATGGAAGGCGTCGGAGGTCGTGCCGTCCTTATCGGTGAGAGTCGCCCCGCGCTGTCCGTATGCGGTGTTGACCGTGATCGTCTGTCCGGCGTACAACGTGCCGAGGATTCGTATGTAGGTACGGTCGCCGACGTGGTACAGTTCCGGCTCGGTGCAGTCGGTCACAGCCTTGAACACTGCCTTGATCGGGATCTTGACGTTGCCGGTGTTGCGGATGTTCGTCAGGTAGGTGTCGGAATATTTCGAGATATACCACTTGCCGCCTGTGAAGAACGGCGTCTTGAACAGTGCTTGCAGGCCGCCGACCATCGTCCGCGCGGTGGCGGTCGTTCGCCAATATGGAAACGGGGCGACGGCGGAGAACTGGAACGCCTGCGCCCCTTCTCCGTCGTCGAAGTCGGGGGCCTGCGTCGGCCACACTTCGAGATACCAGCTCTCGCCGTTCTGCTCGATCGTCAGCGTCCCCTTGTGCAGGGGGGCCATGACGTCGAGCATTTTCCGGCGGTTGACTGCGACCGAGCGCAGTACGGAGCCGTTGATCGTGATCGAGCGCTGCTTGACGGTCTGACTCGCCACGGAGCCGCCCTGCTGCTTGTACCCAGCAGAGACGGCAACGTCGACGGGGAGACCGCTCGCCCCCTTGATCTCACTCACCCAGAACGGAGACGACACGGAGAACAGAATCTCGCCGAGGTCGCTCTTGTAGGTGATTCTTGTTTTCTTATCCATCGGGTCAGAGCCTCCACTTGAGTTTGTCGGACAGATCCTCGAGCTTGCGGGTCACTTCCGACGGCGTGTAGCTGTCGTGTGTGTTGACGGTGTTCGTCTGGTAGACGATAACCGTCCCGCCGCCGGTTGCCGCGAGCCTGCCGGTTGCGGCGTTGCCGCCCACGCCCGCGTTGAAGCCGCCAATCACATTCTGCGCGTCTGCCACGAACGCGGACATATCGTCGTTTGCGTCGGACAGGAACTCGCCGTAGCTGTCGTCCCAGCCTTTTTCCCAGCCAGCGACGGACATTTCACCGATCCACGCGAATTTCTTCGAGGGAGAGTGAATGCCGAGCGCATTCTTGGCGGCGTCGAAAGCCTTTTTCGCAGCGTTCGTCGCAGCAGAGACGAGGCTCCCAATCGCCGAGCCGATGCCGGAGATAATGCCCCGGATAATGTTGCCGCCGATGCTCGACCATTGCACTTGCGTAAAAGCGTTCTTGAAACTCGTGCAGGCCTGCGTCGCAAGCTGCATCAAGCGGGACGGCATATTAAGCAGGGAGTTCACGAGTGCGTTCAAGATCGACGCGCCCGCCGAACCGATCGCGCCGATTGCCGCGCTGATCGCGCCGAGTAGCCCACTCATTGCGCTAGAACCGAGGCTCAACAGAGCACCGGGTAACTGTGCGATAGCGGAGCGGATCACGGTAAAGATGCTCACGCCTGCCGACGCTGCATCGTATGCCATCATCTGAACGCCGGAGGCGAGGCTCGAGATCGCGTTGCTGCCGAGGTTCAGCAGAGCCGAGGGAAGCTCGGCAATCTTGTCGCGTACCGTGTTAAAAATGTTCTGTGCCGCGTTCGATACGAAGCTAACCGCGCCGGAGATTCCCCTGCCGAGTAAGTCGATGATGTTCTTCCCGAGGCTGATCCAGTTGAACGCCTGAAAAACGGCGACGATCGCCTCGATGATTTTAGGCAGTGCCGCGATAATATTCGGGATATTCTGGACGATACCGGCCAGCAGCTTGATGATAATTTGAGCGCCCGCGAGCAGCAGTTTCGGCGCGTTGTCGTTGATGAGCCCCGCTATGTTGATAACGATTTGAGGGATCGTTTCGAGCAGGGTCGGGATAGAGGCTACAATTCCGTCGACGATCGAGAGTAACAGGTTTATGCCCGCGTCCACGAACTGCCCAAAATTCGCGCGGAGGTTGCTCGTGAACTGCAATACTTGCGGGAGCACGGTCGAGAGAAACTGCGGAATCGCCGAGCCTGCGCCCTGCGCGAGCTGTCCGATCAGGTCAAGCCCAGCGGTGAACAGGTAGGAGGCAAGCCCGGAGACGCCCTGTGCGAGCGTCTGAACGATGGAAACGCCCGCTTGAAGCATTACTCCTGCGTTCGCGCCGAGCCCTTCCACGAGGGCTTGCAAGACGCCGACAGCGAGCTCTACCACAGTAGGGGCAAGTTCTGCCACGCGGCCGACGACCTGTGCAAGGCAAGCACCGAGCGCGTCCATGAGGCCGTCAACACCGCCGGACTCGAACCCCTCTTGCATCTGCGTGATGCAGTCCGTGCCGAGCTGCACGAACTCGCGGAGACTGCCCTGCGCTCCGGCGTAGACAGATTGTGCGAGGCCGTCGAAGGCAGACGACAACAGCGTGACGTCGCCCTCGAGGTTGTCGAGCTGTGTCTGCGCCTGCCCAGCAGCAGAGCCGAGGCCGTCGAACTCGGAGTCAGCACCGGCGAGAGCCTCCGCCCACTCGTTGCACGTGTCAGTGTCCGCTTTGAGCATATTGTCAAAAGCGGACATACCGTACATCGAGAAGATCGTGTTCTCAGCGGCGGCGCGTTGCTTGTCGGTCATGCCCGCCATAGCCGCGCCGAGCTCGTTTACGACGTCGTTCAGATCGCGGGCATTGCCTGCCTGATCGTAGCAGGACACGCCCAGCGCGTCGAGCTGCTTCTTGGCGTCGCCCGATGCTGTGTACAGATCGACCATCAAGCGGTTGTATGCGGTCGAGGCCTCGCTGCCGGTGATGTTGGCTTTCGCCAAACGCAACAGGGACAACGTGGACGAGTCAACGGTCTGCCCATACTTAGAAGCAGCAGCGGCAGAACCGCTCACGGCCTCGCCCAAACCGGCGACCGATGTGTTCGCAAGGGTCGCGCCCTTAGCGAACAGGTTCGCGTAGTGCGTCGCCTCGCTTGCAGGGGCAGAGAAGCCAGACAGAGCGCCGGTGACGTAGGTCGCGGCGTCGGCCATATCCATAGCGCCAGCCGATGCCAGATCCAGCACAGGCCCGATCGTGGAGAGCTGATCGTCCACGCTCTGCCCGGCCATGGCCAGAATGTTGAAGCCCTCGGCGGCCTGCGTCGAGGTGAATTTTGTGGTTGCGCCGAGTTCTTTCGCCCTCGCCGAGATCTCCGGGATCTGATCCACGGTAACGCCCATAGAGGCGGCGACTTGGCTCATTGCGGTATCAAATGCCGCGCCGGACTTTACGGCATAAGCGCCGAAAGCCCCGACGGCGGCAGTTGCGACGCCGACCGCTGCGGCGATTCCCTTTGCGGCGGCGCTGCCGAGCTTGCCTATGTCGACGTTAAAGCCGTCAGAGTCGATAGATGTGTCAAACAGCAGAGTACCGTCTGCCATGTATGGATCACTTCGCCTTCAAGAGTGCGGCCGGATCCTCTCCGCGCATAAGCGCAGCGGCGACAGCGTCGCCTTGCATATCTGCGCGGGAGTCTCGCAGCGCGTAGTATTTCTTCTTCTTGTCGGCGTTTTTCTTTTCCTCTCCCCTGAGCTTGCTCGTGTCAACGCTCCGCCAATAGATCGCCCGCATGATCGCGGAGTCGTCCGGCAGGGCGTCGAACATGGCCCGAAATTTCCACCAATGCAGATATGAAACGGCGTTCAGATCGAGCCCATAGACCGCCCAGAACGACGCGAAGATCCTCTCGGCGTCCTGATCGTAGTCGTACAGGCGGCGGGGGCTTGCGCCGTTCCGCGCCGATCTACGACTCCTCCGCTCCTCGTCCTTCCCGCACCTGAAAAACCACAAAAGGGACGCCAACGCGGTGCCTTGCGTGGCGGTTGGCGTCCCTTTGTAGATCAGGTTTAGAGCGTTGACGCCCTTTTGCAGGGGTGACAGATCCTCGTCGAGCATGAGCTGCTCAAACAGGATCCAGTAGCGGAAATCCGTCTGAATCTCGACGCCGTCCAGTGTGTCCGGCAGATCGTCGAGAATCAGATTCACGATTTAGCAGCCCTCCGTGCAAGGCGGTTCGGGGTGTACTTAGCCTGCACAGCGGCAAGCTCTGCCGCCTGCTTGTCGACGGAGTCGCGCAACGCGTTCAGAATGTCAATGCAGAGCTTGAGACTTTTCTTGCCCTGCATGACCTTCTCGCCGGTTCCCGCGCCGAAGATCGCGTCCAGCATTTCGGACGTGGCGTTTGCGGCCTCGGTGTAGCCCGCGCGAATCTCCTCGGCGGTTCTTTTGCCCTCCATGTCGGTGCAGATCTTGGCGATCTTCTCGGAGCCCTCGATATAATAGGGACCCTGATCTGCGTCGTAGAAGTCGAAGTCAAGCTCGATCGTGTTCAGATTTACCAGCATTTTTTATATCCTCCCTGTGTTTTAGCCTGCGTTCGCGGCGGTGAAGGTCTTGGTCTGCGTGTCAAAGAAGCCCTCGACGAACTCGCCGATCTGGTGCAGCGTGCCGGAGACGTTCGTCACCTCGCCGCCGTCGCCGGTCGCCAGATCGGAGACTTCGACAGAGACGGTGAACTTTCGGGCGGGATAGCCCTTTGTGTCCTTGGTCTTGAACAGCTCCACGCGGACGTATTCGCGCTGCGCGTCCTCGCCGGTCAGACGATTGCGGCCGATCGCGTACAGATCGGCGATCGCGGCCTCGTCCTCGATAAAGTCAGAGTCAAAAGAAAACTCCGGCTTGTAGCCCTTGATAGAGGTAGAGCTCGACGCCTGATTGATGTAGGTCTTTTCGTCGGTCTGCGCGTTGGGACTCTCGTCCAACGTGTTAAAACCTGTTCCCATCAAGACGAAGCCCTCGCTGTCGGCGGGCTTGAGGTAGTCCGCGATCATGTTGCGGATAACCTGTTTCATGTGGATCCCTCCGTAAAATAATTTAACTGGACTTGGATTTGATAACGCGCCGTCTTACCGTCTACGCCCAGCAGATAGGCGGAGGAATTGACGACGACTTCGAGGGGCTGTCCCTCGCTGATCTTCGGATAATTACCCTCGGCGTTCTGCTCCTCGACCCATGCACACACGGCGTCGAACGTCTCGACGTTCCGCGCCTGCGTCTTAGCGTCTACGGAGTGCAGCTCTCGCGAGGCAATAACGAACTGCTTCGCCCGGATCGCCGCGCCGTTGGTGTAGCGCTTGACGATCGGATTCCCCGGAACGCTCTCGACGGTGTAGTCCAGTGCGTCGGGGCCGAGGTTGTTTATGCCGAAGATCTTCGCCCTGCGCTTAATCGCGGGGCACGACAGAAAATAGTCGCGTACTTCTTCGATCATTTGCTCTTTGCTCCTAACGCTTTAGCGACAAACGCCTTGAAATATGACAGCTTGTCGGCCTTCATGCGGTCAAAGAACCGCCGCCCACGGTTTGGGCCGTTCTTGCCCATGATGCCGGAAACGTAGTTGACCTTCGCGGCGTATGGGGTGTTGACGTGGATCTCGCCGGAGCCGGGGTGCGTGGAAGACTGCATACTCGCGATCATCATGCCAGTGTCGAGCGACATATAGGGCTCTAGCACGCGCATGACCTCGCTGTCGAGCATGGCCTGCGCGTGCTGAAACTGTGCCGTCCGTTCCCTCGGCATGGACTTACTCCATCGGAGCGTAGCCTTTGTCGTCGTGCCGTTTGCCTTGACGGTGATCTCGGTGTCCGGCGCGGCGTTGACGGTAGGCGCTGCCATCAGATACCCCCTGCATAGATGTGCGGGACGTTCGTCCCTGTGTTGTCGTGGGCAAAACGCACCTTGCAAACCTCGTCGTAGAGTTGGGGGAGCTCCTCTAGGCGGTGTCCGTCCTCGTCGCTGATTTCGGTGTCTGCCTTGCCCTTGACGATCAGGTCGTCCGGCTGCACCGTCCAGCAGGCGAGCCGCGCCTCATCGGAGAGCTCGCGCCAAACGCGCGGCGGGACGTAGCCGTCAGGGTCAGGGATCCGCACGGAGTAGGCGTCGGCTCTTGATGTGCCGGAGCCGTCAGCCTGTGCCGCCGGTCTGCCGTACCAATGGACGGCGGGCAAGTAGTGCCGGAGGGCTCGGACGCTGCCGTCCTGCGCCTGCACGACGTTGTAAACCGTCGCGTCGGTGTTAATAGTCATGCGTCCAGCCCCCTGCACAACAGATTGACGCCCAGATCAGGACGGAACAGATACCGGCGGAGCACATCGTCGATCGCTCGGCTCTGTGCCACGGCGGGGTCTGCTTTAACGGTGTATGAATAGCCGTCGATGGACTCACTTGCAAGCCCTCCTACGGCGTTTTTGTAGCCGTCGAGGATCTCTATCAGCTCGCACTCTGCAAGCCCCAGAGAGGCCCGCATTTCGGGCGGTGCGGAGTCTGCGCGGTGGAGTGTCTTGTAGTCGATCATGCTCGCGGCTTTCGCCGCGTAGATCGTGTACTGCTCCTCGGTGAGCTTGCCGCCTGCGCTCTGGTACTGCTCGTAGGTGCTGTACATAGAGAGCCTCCTCTCGGCTTAGGCTGCGGCGTGCTTGCGGACGCGGACGAGTGCCTTGTTGGTGACGCGGTAGCCGGTATTCATCTCGACCTGCGCCTTCGTACCGACGAAGTTCTCGGCGTCGCGCAGGCGGGCGGCCTCGAAGCTGTCGATAATGGACAGCGCACGGTGGTTGTACATGATGTAGTCGACCTTGGAGAAGTCGACGGTTTTCAACGTCCCGGCGTAGTCGTAATACTTGCCGGAGGCCTCGGCCAGCATTGCGCACTCGATAAAGGTCATGCCGAGCCACTGACCGACGCGGCCGGTGAGGGTGATCTGCTCGTTCGTGTTCGGGGTGAACTCGGAGCCCGCCTGCTTGAGGATCATGGCGTAGTAGTCCGGGGAGCACAGAACGACGTCGGCGCTGCCCTTTGCCTTGACCAACTCGGCGCGGACGTCGACGGCGTCCTTCTTGGGATCGGTGACGGCGGTGGTCGCGGTAGAAGCCGTGCCTTCGTTGACGAGGCAGGAGACGCCCGCGATCTGACGACCTTCGCTGCACTCCTGAATTGCGAGAGACAGATTCTCGTTGCCCAGAGCAACGCCGACCTGTGCGGCCTGCACGTTGTAGATCTTCTTGGACTTCTGGAAGTTGTTGTTCAGCATGATCGGGATCAGATCGTCGCCGGTCTCTTCGTCGGTGAAGTCACGGCCGGGCTTGCCGGGGGCGACGGCGGAAGTTTTCAGCTTGTGGACGTAGATGCCGCCTGCGGGCCCGGTCTGGTACTGGTCGGTGCAGGTCGCGCCGGGCACGAATACAGACTCGTAGAACAGGTTCGGCTCCAGAATCGGAGAATACTTCTCGTCTACGTTCTGCGTGTTGATAAGAACAGCCATTTTGTAACACTCCTTGTGTTATTTCTTGTAGAATGGGTTGTTTGCGTAGATCGCATCGAGAACCTCTTTGTCGCTGCCGCGAGGCTGCGTTCTGCCGTTCGAGCCGGTCGTAACGCGGAAACTGCCGTGCTGCTGCGTCTGCTTCTCGTCCCCCTCGACGTCATAGAGGGACGGGTGTGCCTTCTTGGAGGCCTCGATCTGATCGTTCAGGCCGATCACGTTCTCGCCGTCGAGCTTGAGCTTGGAGGCGTCAAGCGCCATAAAAGCGAGATCCGGGTCTTTACAGCCTGCGCCCTTGAGAGCGCCGAGCGCTGCATTCTTGAGGAGGATTGCGTTGACTTTGGCGTCGGCCTCGGCCTGTGCTGCCTCTGCCTTGGTTTTCCACTCGGGATCGTAACCGGCCAGCTTTTTGTCGGCTTCTTCCTTGCCGCTTTTCAGCGTGTCGCGTTCCGTCACGACCGCGTCGAACTTGCCCTTTGCAACGTACGAACCGTCGGCAAGGTTGCCGATCTTGATCTCTTTCTGCGCGTCGAGCGCCTCCGTGAACTGATCGTAGGTCACGGCTTTGGATCCGTCAGCACCGAACAGGGGTTTCAAAAACGAATAGTCGGCCATAGCTTTTCTCCTTCTCCGGCGTCGATTTGGCTTGTATATCCGGGGCCTCTCCCCGGTGCGCCGTCCCTCTCGTTTAAGCCTCCCGAGGGCGGAGGAAATAAAAAAGAGCAGACCTTTTCGGTCTGCTCATAGCGTAGCATATTATAGGGGGGTCTCCGTTGGCGGGTTTAGATAATCGCATCGTCCGGCGAGGTGTCTTTGAAGTGCAACAGTTCCTCCCATGTGATCCCGCGCTTGACGCACTCGCGATACACAGCGGTGGGGCCGCCCATCTGTTCGACGCCGTCCGGGTAGCCGGTCGGCTGCATATAGCCGATCTCTCCGCCGCCCGTGACGTCGTAGTACGCGAGATAAGCGCGACCTTCCTCGGATTTTTCGTAGTATTCTCGCATGATGTCCAGCATATGCCGCACCTCCTTACAGCCCATTCTTGGCTACATATTCGATCAAATCTTGCAATGTCTCTTTATAGGCATTATACACGCGTGGCATTTCTTTTTCAAGTATCTTGAGCTGTTCCGTCGCGTTGTCGCACGAGAGGGAGAAAAACGTTGCCCATGTTTCAGACGTGGCGCCGCGAGAACCTCTACTTTTGTTGTAGTCGGAAGTATGTCCCCAAAAACCCGCATTATACGGAGAGATGCGATCATTTGTCACGAGCCCGATCGCATCTGTCATAATCGAAATCTCGGCGCGATCTTTGCGCGTCGGGTATGTGTCCTTGAGATATCGAATCGTCGAATACTTGGCCTCTTGTGACAGCCTCCCGAGCGTTGACACCTTCCGCGCAGATTCTGCGTATGTGCCGAGGGCTTTATTTATGAGATCGACCGTGTCGAGTTTGATTGCCTGCTCGAGCTTTGCTCCGCGCTCCGTGAGTGGGTTCGTGAACGGCACACGATAATTCATTCCGTTTGCCATTTTGCCAAACTCTGACCCGGCGAGGAGATCGTCAAGCTGGTGTCCTTCCTCGTGAAACTTTGTTTGCAGCGCCGCTTTTCTGTTTATGCCGAGACACTTCTCTTTGTCGTTGTCGTTCAGATCCATGTGTATGCGCTTCTCGGAGGGAGAGTAATATCCTGTGCGCGGGTCGTAATAGTTGTTGCCCCGGAAGTGTGAGGAGAGCTTGCTGTACAGTTCCACAACAGAATCGTTCATTTTTGAGACTGTGTCGGAGAGCTCTTGCCGGTGTTCCGGGGTCAGGGAGGAGCTGTTCTTCTCGATTGCGCTCTCCCACTGATAGCGCAGAGAATGCGTCGTCGTGGCCGTCCCGGTCGCCTGCGCCTGCCGTGCGATCTGAATCTTCGGATTTGGGCTTGCCTGCTGGTTCTGCTTGCCGCCACGCTCGCGGAAATAGTCACGCCGGAGGCCTGTCTGCTCGCAGAGGTCGCGCTGCTTTGCCTGCGCGTCCCGGAGCTTGGCTTTGACCTCGGAGGCGTCCTGTCCGGCTCCTTCTAGCCCTGCTTGCTCTCGCTTTAGGGCGCGGATCTCTCGCTCGTTTGCCCGCTGCATCTGCGTTGCATCGTACAGGGGCAACTCGCGGCCGTTGTAGCTCACGGTCTGCCGGTTCATTTTGTGCAGCTCTTGCAAGCTGTAATTCTGCCGGGACAGTCCCTTGAAGAACGGAAAAAACGAGTGACGGCAGTTCCACCCGCCGAGACCGTCGCCTGTTCCGTAGCCGGTAGCGTCGTAGAAATTCTTGTAGTTTTTGTCCTTGCCGGAGCGCGAATATACGCGCCCCTGCCACTCCGCGTGCGTTGGGCGGGCTCCATAGTGTGCCGTTACCTCGACGAGGTCACAGCCCAGCTCGTCCGCTCGCGCGTCTTGAATCTTGAGCGCAGTCTGATTTACGCCGGTAAGGACAGCCCGGCGGACGGCGACGTCCATGTAGTCTGTATGCCCTGTCGGGTACTGGATCACGGCGACACCCTGCTTTGACAGGTCAATCACTGCGCCCTTGATCGCCTGCTGGTAGCTGATCCCGCCGGACGTTACTTGCATATAGGCGCGGTCGAGCGCGTTCTCGAACTGCTGCGTCGCGGTGTTGGCGGTCGTCCGTGTGAGATTCTGGAACGTGCCGAGCGTCTTTTTCAGCCCCGCATCGAGGAGCTCTTGCAAGGCTTGGTTCTCCGCGAGTGGCGTCGGCTTATATCCCGCGAGGCGGTAGATCTGATCGTCCGAGCCGAGCGCGGAGGAGCAGCCTGTCTCTAGCACGGCCTTGATCTCCGTCTTACTTTTGCCGGAGATGTCCGCGAGTCGCTGCACGATGAAGTCCCGCTCCGCGTTGATTGCCTCGAGCTTTTGGAGCTGCCACATGGTCGTATAGCCTGCAAAGTCCATCTTCGACAGCCTGCGAGCCATATCCGCGATTATATCCTCTTGGAGCTGATCGTATAACTTGCGCACTGTCGCATGGTCTGCGATCTGTGCAAGCTGCTCCGGCGTCAACATAGAATCACTCCTCCGTCGGGAAGTCGATCCCGAGTGAGGCGGAACCGTCCGGCATATAAGCGAGAGCCTCCTCGTCGCTGCACCCGAAATACCACGAAATCAGCTTCTCCGGCTTGAGGTAGCCGCCGTCGACCAGCTGCTTCCGGCGTCCAAACTCCGTCCCTGTATCCTCGAATACAGAGTCGCCGAACGAGACGGACGGCTCGACGTCTCCCGCCGGGGCAAGGTCGCCGAGGGTGGCGTAGACGTTGTAGATGTAAATCACGTCCTCAAGCCCCCGCTTGAGCCCGCGATCCTGTATCGACTTGATCGTCGAGTAGGTGTCCCGGTCGTCGCTCGTGACCTGTGTCGCGGTCATGCGCCCGGTGCGCACGTCAAGCGTGAACGTGCCCTCGGTAAAGCCGCACTGTCGCTCGATGAGGCGAAGCTGCACGTCGATTGCCTTTTGATAGGCCTCAACGCGGATCTCCGGCGTGTAGTCGTCGAAAGGCTGGCCGCCCTCGCCGGTGTCGAGCACTAGGTAAAGATCCGTCGTCAAATCCTTGTACGGAACCGGGCGGAAGTTCGGCGATCCCGGCAGTGTGGCGGAGAGCGCGTCAGGCGTGACGATCCGCTTGCGCTTGCCGGTGTGGATCTCGTAGAGGAACTCCGTGTAGATGCGGTCGAGCTCCTCGAAGGCGTCCATAGAGTTTGCATACATAGAGACAGGGAGCCGGGAGGTGTTGTCGACAGTGTTCGCCATAGGCATTTTAAGCACAGCGAACAGTGGGCGGTCGAGTCCCTCAATCTTCGTGTCCTCCTCGAGGTCTGCCCACTCCGGGACGAGTCGATAGTTGAAGCTGCCCTTCATCGTGCCGCGCTCGTCATAGTACGCCTCGTTGTGGATATAATAGCCGTCTGCCCGCATATCGTGGAACTCCACGCGCACGACGTCGCGGCCGTTGTAGGTCGCGTAGTCGGTGAAGTAGCAGGCTTCGACCTCTTTCGCGGCGTTGATCCGCGTCGGGTAGAAGCGGTCGGCGGTGACGGCGTCGCACAGGATCCGCCCGTTGTGGATAAACGGCTTAAGCACGACCTCGCCGCCCGCCGCCGCCGTCTGCACGTTGTTGTGCAGCTCCGGCAGAACGTAGCGGACGACTTGCTGCTTGACGTAGTCCGCCCGCGCCCCTGTGCCGGTGCTGATCTCGAGTTCCTCCGTGGCGAGGGTCGCCGCGAAGTTGGTGATAAAAATTGCGGCGCGGGTCTTGCTCGTGGGGTAACCGTCGTGTACGTCCTCGCCGTAGAGTAGGCGATACCATGCTGTAATAGCGTTCGCCATGCGGTCAGAAATCGCCGTGTTGCGGCAGTCTGCCGCCGCCGTCCGTTGTGTATACATTCCGAATAGCCTCCCGATGGTCTGAATCAGTCTGTCGATAAACATTATGCAACGCTCCTCGCGTATTTCTTGAGGTCTTTCTCGAAGCTATACTCGAAGCTGTCGAGGGAGTCGATGTCGCTTGTGCCGTTGTCGAGGCGCTCGTCGTGGCCGAGCTTCTTCTCATTCCAAACGGCGGTTTGCAGCGCGGCGTCCAGCGTCTCGCAGTCCTCCGGGATAAGGAAGAACCGCCCGGAGCTCATGAGCGCCGTCGTCGTGCGGATTCGGTCGACGATCTCTCGCTTGAGCGAGTCCTTGACGGGAAAGTCGAGCCGATCCTTGAGCCCGTTCTTGAGGGTCTGCTCGGCGCTGTCGGCATATAGCGCCCGGATCGTCCGCGATCCTCGGCAGTACGTTTCCCGGACGTAGCGGACGAAGCCCTCGACCCACTCGTAGAGCTGGATTGGGTTCGTGTCCTTTGCGGGGAGTCTGCGCGAGGCGAGGGCGGTTATCTTCGAGTAGTCGTATTTGAGTCCTGTCGCCGTGATGGAATGCGCGGAGCCGTTTCCGCCGAAGTCGAGCCCAAGCTGTATGTAGTCGTAGTCCGCGCACTTCTCGTCCCGGATCTCGTTGCCGTCGGTGTCCAGCGGGGCGAGGTGTACGGAGCATTTTTCCCGGTGGTCGGAGTAGACGCGGTAGATCGCGCCCTCTGCCACGACCCACAGCCCGAGGATCATTCGCTGATAAAACACGCCCTCGTAGTCCTTCTTGATCTCCTCGACGTACTCGGGGTCGAGTGTCGTGTTGTCGTCTAGCAGGAACGTGTAGACGCCGAGGTCGATCGGCTGCGCGGTCTTTGGGCGGTTGATGTAGTTTTTGTAGAGCCAGTGCATCGGCGTGTCCGGGTTGGTCGTGGCGATCAGCTTCGCGCCCGGTGCGGACAGGCGGGCGAGCAGCTGCGCGAAGAAGTCCTCGGTGAATAGGGTCAGCTCGTCGCAGTACGCGCCGAACAGCGTCAGGCCTCGGATCTTGTTCTCCGCGCGGACGTCGTTGCAGCCCTCGAAATAGACCGTCCGCCCGAACAGCGTCCCGCGCTTGGCCTTTGCGTTGTATATGAAATTGCGCCGCCCCACGAGGGCTTGCAAGGGGCGCAGGCAGTTCCGATCGAGCGCCTCGATCGTTTTACCGCACATCATGTAAACGCCGTCCTTGGGGCGCGTAGCCACCCAGAACGCCCAGATCACGAGGGAAATCCACGTCTTGCCGGATCGGACAGAGCCGGAGAGGATCGTGTAGCGGTGGAGCTTACCCTGCGCAAAGAGCCGGAGAAGCGCCGCCTGCTTTTTCGTGTAGCCGATTCTCACTCGCCGCCGCCTCCGATCTCACGCAGTGCGGCGATCAGGTCGTCCAGCGAGCCGGAGTCGTTTTCCGCCTCGGTAGCGGAGAGAATGTCCTTGATTGCCTTCGCGCTGTTGGCGATCTGTTGGAGTCCCTTTCGGTCTATGATAGCCTGCACGGTTTGGAGGTCTACGATCTCTCGCTCCACCTCCCGGCGGATCGGTTTTCCGTCGTCGTCCTTGGCGGAGACAGACGTCTTGACCTTCTCCGTGTGCTTCACGGTCAGCTGATCCAGTTCATCGAGCGCCCTCTCGGTCTTATCCATGAGCCTGTCTGCAATACGCAAAAGGCGGGAAACTCGTCCCGCCTCGTCCTTCGCTACGATTTCCGCCGTTTTTTGTGCCGTTTTTTGGGCGATTTCGTGGTGCTGTTCGTCACGCATGGCGACCCAGCCCTCGCGCCTTGAACGGTCTCGGAGCGTAGTCAACGGTATATTGTGCTTTTCGGCCAGTCCTCGGAGCCCGATGTCCGTCGAGGTGTACTCGTTCCGAATGGCGATCCAGTCCCGGACAGGCTTCCCGGCTTTCTTGCCGGTCGGCTTGGCTTTGCTCACAGCGCCCCAGCCTCCGCCCATGCGCGATAGAGCTTCGGCCCCTGCCGGGCGATCCAGTCTACGAGCTCCTCATTCTGTGCGTAGTCGCTCTCGCAGCCGAGGCCGGACTCGAAGAAAAAGGCGTGTACAATCTCGTGCCGGGTCGTTGCCTTGCGGATTGCCGACCAGTCCGAGACGTTCATCGGGTCGTCACTGTCTGCAAGGTCTCGCCGCACAACGATCTCGCGGGTGCTCTCGTCCGTGTAGCCTTGACAGCGGTTCAGCGTCGCGTCGTCCTCCGGGTTGAGATAGTGGATCGTGTATTCCTCGCCCAGCACGGAGACTGTGCTCTTTTTCGGTTCCATGGTTTGCCCTCCTCGCGTTTGTAGTGGCGTACGGTCGCCCTCATGCAGGCGCACCGCGCATATAAAAACCAAACCCCCGGCGCGTTTGACGTGCCGAGGGTAAGGAGAGAGGAACGAAGAAGAAAACGCCTATAAACTTCCCCGCCCGATTATGGTATCACAGAATAGGGGGGTCTCCGTTGGCGAGTTGCCAGACCGGGAGCGTTTTTGCGAGGGTCTTGTATACGGCCTTGACCCTCTTTGCAAGCCCGGACGGGTCGATCGGGCAGTTCGTGCCGTAGGTGCGATACGCGACGCTCGGGACGGTCTCTCTCGTCGTGATCGCCTCAAAGAGCGCCGTCGCGTAGATACCGCCGCAACTCTGGACGGCGTCGTCTATGATCCGCTGTGTCTCCGGGGATAGGCGCTTGTAGCTCGTGCAGATGCCATAGATCGTGAGCTGTTCCTCCTCTGTCAGCCCGAAGCGCGGACCCGAGTGAAACTTCATGCGTCTGCTCCTTCCCACAGCGGATAGTACACAGCTTTTTCAGTGTCAACGCTGCCAAAGCACGGCTCGAGGTCGTGCTTTTTAAGCCACTCGAGGAGGACGGCTTGTAGTTCGCCGCGTATCTCTTGCCTATCTTCTTCGGTGAGCTCGTCGATTCTTTCGCTCCAATCCTGCGCGGCGAAACCGGCTGTTTCTTCTGCGTCTTCGTAAATATCGTCCAAAACGCGGTAGATGTTAAGTTTCAACTCATACGGCGTATACGGAGCAACGGCGACGTATTCGCCTTGACCGGGGTAAAATCCGTAATCGTCGCGCCATGCGTGCCGCGCGTCCTCTACGGCTTCTTCGACCGTTTCAAAGTCTCCGACCCACATATCCGATAAAATGTCCGGGAGCATATCGACGACGCCGTCGCGTGTTCTGTGCGGTTTACGCCATGTGTACGCATATTTAACAGGCTTACTCGTCATAGTTGAAAACTTTCCTCCTTTTCGGTTCTGCTTGCTTTTCCGCCGGGATAACTTCGACCGAGCGGATCCTGATTCCGAGTGCTCTCGCGAGCAGCTTCAAGTCGCGGGCTTCGCTCTCGTCGAGCCCGGCTCTCTTGGCTTTTGCCTTAATCTTCATCGGTCGATCTCCTTACGAAAAGCGTCTGGTCTTGGTGTGTGGCGAGCGTGGCGGAGAGGTCTTTCTGTACGAGAGCCCCCTTGCCTCCACCGTCACAGCCGGAACGAATCTTCAAAGTGTACGCCCCCTGCGGCTCATTCACGCCGTCTGCTGCTCCCACCATGCGATCATGCCATTGATAGCAGTCAGGAGCAAGCCCGGCAACGGTTTCCCTCTCCGGGACGCGCGGGTCAAAATGCCATTCAGCGCCCGCTTGCTCAAATAATAGCTCGTCGGCGCGTCCGCCTCGAGTATCTGCGACAGCGTACACTCTACGGCGGCGTTGGGGGACTCCCCAGTATTGAGCGTCGAATACTCGATAGGCGACAGCTCCGTATCCGGCAGCGCCGCTCCATTTTCTGCGCAGCTTAACGCGGTGGGGCTCTCTCGTAACAGAGAGCAATTCGTTGAGCACTGATTCAAAATCTTTACCTCCATTTGACGATAACGCCCCGGTCACATTCTCCCAAATCAGGAACCGGGGACACATTCCATCGGTCGCGGCGAGCATTTCCTTTGCAATCCTGATCGCGTGATAGAACAGGGACGAGCGGCTTCCATCAAGACCGGCGCGATTTCCGGCTATGCTCATGTCTTGGCAAGGACTGCCAAACGTCAGAATATCGACGGGCTCTATCTCGCCGCCGTGCATCTTTGTTACGTCGCCGTAGTGTTTCATATGCGGCAAATGCGTCCGGGTGACGGCAATCGGGTACGGCTCTACCTCGCTTGCCCAGACTGCCCGCGCCCCGCACATTTCCGCGCAGAGCGGCATAGTGCCGGAGCCGTCGAACAGGCTGCCGAGGCGGACGTCGTGCTCTTCGAAGGTGTTATGTACAACAGCGACGGCGCGGCGCACAACGAAAAGCGCGTTCGGCAAGGCCATTCCGTTGCCCCACATCTTGTACTCGGCGCTGTCCGTGTGTAGCGCGTTGTGCCACTTGGCGAGCCCTGCCCGCGTCTGTGTTATACTCTTGCGCGGCTTCTTGCCCTTGATCTCGCAGTCGAGCAGATATACGCCGTGCCAGAACGCTGCATCGTTGTCCGGCATATACTCTCCGAGCCGTTCAATGTCGCCCCAGCCGTCCGGGAACCCTTGCAGGCGTCCGCATTCGGTAGGAGTCAGGCGGCGGACGATCCACGGCGGCAGATTCTCCGCATAGATTGCGGTGTAGTCCGTCACCCTGTTTTCGTGGTCGCCGGTCAGAGTGGGACAGATCTTTCCGTTGCCGTTGCCTCGTGCGTCATATACGACGCCGTGCCGGTCTATCGTGTTCAATGTGAAACACACCTCCTCATTGTAACCGCACCCTTGCGGGCCGTTCTTGTCAGCCCGCCCGATCATTGATCCTTGCAAGCTGTATGTCATTTCGTCCTCCAATTTCGGGACGGATCTCGGTTGAGGTTTACCATGTGGCCCTTGCTACGCTCCGCAATGCGGGAGCCAATCGCCTCGTCAATCTCGATCAATTCGCCGATGAGTTTCTCGGTCGAAATAATCGTACAGAAGCGTTCGTCGTTGTAGCGGTAGTTGAGTAGCTCAAAAGCAAGGTTCAGATCTCCCTGCGTTGGTCGCTCGGCTCCCTTGAACAAATCGTCAATATAGAGCACAGGAGCGTTTTTCAAATCCCACATAAGGGAGACGCCCTCCGGCTCGTTGAGTTCCGCCTTGATTCGCGCAATCTCGTCCCTCCACAGCATATACCGCACAGGGTAGTTCATGGACAGTTCTTGTAGAACCGCCGTGCAGATATGTGTCTTACCGGCTCCGACCTGCCCACCGATGAAGAACCACCCCTCCGGGTTTGCTGCGTATTCTTTGGCGGTCGAGAGGATCCGTTGCTGCCATTCGTTCGGCGTCTCGTAGGTGTCGAACGTCATTCGCCGCATAGCAGGCGCGAGCCCGCTCTTGGCAATCCGGCGCATAGCCTCCCGGCGGGCCATGCAATGACAGTGAACCATGACCGGGCCGTGTTCCTCTGCGTAGCGGTAGTAGAAGCCGCGATTCAGACAGTCCGGGCAGTCGATCCCGTCGTCTTTGAATCCCGGCTCGCTGTTCAGCTTGTCGACGAGGTGGCGCTGCCATTCGTCGGCGTCCATGCGTCTGACGTCTACGCCCGCCTTAGACAAAACTGTCTGCAAACATTGTACCATTGTTCTGTGTGCCTCCCTTCGGGCGCGGGCCTCTTCCGTCTTTGCGTTCCCATGTGCGGACGCAGGCTTTCCAGTCCTTGATAGGAGCTCTGCCGCCCTGCTTCCAACCGTTTGTCTCGTAGTAGTCCCAAAACTTTTCCGGGTCAACGCCGTTGTTCCGCTCTTGGCAATAGGCACGGACGTCCTCGATTGATTTTGGGCGAGCCTCGCGCTGCGTAATGTTCTTGCTTGTAGTATTATTACTTTTAATATTATTAGGATGATTTTTTGACTGAGGGTCGGCTAAATTATTGACCGAGGTCTCCTCTATTTTTTTGGCTAACCCCTCGGCTAAATTTTTAACCGAGGGTGTGCTAATAGGTCTGATTTTTCGCTCGATAACATTCTTTGAATCGTCACGAATAACCTCGACGCTAACGTAGCCGCAGCGTTTAAGATTCGCAATCCAGCCCTTAACGCTTGCAATGCTGACTCCGTACAAATCGCAAAAATAAGAGTTTGAGGCATAGCAATAGCCGTAAATATTCGATAGCGCTGTGATTTCGGAAAACAAAATCTTTTCGGCAGGCTTGAGCCGTTTGTCGTATCGGACGTCAGCGGTTAATATTGCGTAGTAAGATGGGTGCTCTCGTTCGTTCATTTTGCTACAACCCCCTTAGAACGGCAAGTCGCCCTCGTCCTCGATCTCGTCGTACTGCACCGTAGGCTCATTGTAGGAGTTGCCCGCCGGGACGGAGTTCGATCCGCCGCCGGTGCTCTTGGATCCTGCAAAGTCGACCTCGTTCGCAACGAGTTCGAGCACAGAACGATTACTCCCGTTCTTGTCCGTGTAGGTGCGAGACTGCACACGCCCGGCGAGAATAATCATGTCGCCTTTCTGGAAATACTTGCACACGAACTCCGCGCGACCGTCCCACACGACGACGGGGATCCAGTCCACGAGGTCGTGTCCGTTGGCGCCTTTGCGCCCGCGTGAGCAGGCAATTCTAAACGAGGCAACGCTTTTGCCTGTCGTGGTCTGCCGCATTTCCGGGGCACAGGCAAGCCGCCCCTGTATCGATAAATTGTTAAGCATTTTCTGTCCTTTCTGTCGGGAGATAATTCGTCCCGAACTTGGCTATAAACCCCTCGACCGTGTCGCCGGTCTCGTCGAGATATTTCTGCTCGCCGATCTCGTGTAATAGCTGCATACGGTCGGGGTTGAAGTGTACGCCGTCCGGCGGCTCGTTGTGGCAGTGATGGCACAGATCCACAACGAGGCCGTAGCGC